TTTGAATATCTTAAAAACTTTAAATTATCTTTATAATTATCAATTATGTACTCCTTTTCTTATTATGGTATATAAAATAGAAAAATAAATATGATAATATTGTATTAAATACTCAAGATTATATATTACACATTTTAAATGTAAGTTTATTTGGTTTTAGTTTGCTTTTTAGCTTTAGTTTGTTTTTTAGGTTTATCTTGCTTTTTAGGTTTAGTTTGCTTTTTAGGTTTATCTTGCTTTTTAGGTTTCATAAATTCTTTAAAATCTTTTATTGTAATTAGTTTACCTTTATGTTTGACATATTCTTTGCGGTCTCCTGGTATTTTGTAGATACATCTCATTACACCATGTATTTCTTTTTTTGGTTGTTTTTTGGATTTCTTGCCTCCGTGATATAATTGTTCACCTTTAATGCTATATGTTTTTACTGCGGGAATGGTTTTATTCTCCTCGATATCTTCTTTTTGATCGGAAAGGGTTATATTCTCCTTGAAATCAATATATGATTCGGTTTTTTTCAATATATTATTATATAAATCCTCCACATCTATTCTTGTTAAAGGTGAATTAATTATATCAAGAGTTTCTTGCAAAGAGTCCGTATGAGAAATATATTTAAAATGATATTTTCCCTGTTCATTATTTGATTTTTTCGCTTCATTATTTAAATCGTTTGTTAGTTTGATTAACGTGTCTAATAAATTTCCTAAAGTATATTTATAGTCATCAGGTTTTATATGTTTCAGATTAGACAAGAAGAAAGTATTAAATGAAGCAGTTAGTTTTAACAGTCTTTCTCTAAGATTCTTATGCTCAGAAACTTTTATTTCCACCTCCTCATCATTCATTTCAGTTTTACAATTATATTCTTTTTTAAATTCTTCTAAAGATTTATATTTTTTAATAAATTCTTCTAAAGTATTATATTTTTTAATAAAATTTCCTATATCTTTTTCTAGATCTCGTATTATAGGCAACTCATTTCCATAATATGTGTTATACGACTTTTGGAATACTTTTATTTCTTCTTCATTTTGTTCTCCTCCTCTACTAAGAGGCATATTCACTATCTAATAATATACAACAAAAAAAATATTTTTATATCAATTATTTACCCATCTTATCTCTTCATTATTTATTTATTTATATGTATGTTTAGTACCCGCTTTTATATTTATTATATATATATCATCCTATTCTGCCTCTATATTTATATTATAATTTAAAATCTCTATATGTTTTGGTTATTTTCATATTATAACCTTTTGATTACATAATTCTCTATTCTCTTTATATTTTCTAAACCATTTTATCAATTATGTACTCCTTTTAACTTCATAAGAAAAAGAGTACATAATCTTTATTTTCTTTGAATATCTTAAAAACTTAAAAATATCTTTATAAATATCAATTATGTACTCCTTTTTCTCCTTCTTTAAAAATTGATATAAATTATACTTGTTTATTATTAATATGTCCCTAAAATATATCTTTCATCTATCTGATTTACACATTAGAAATGGAGATAAACATTACTCGAGATATGAAGAATATAATTTAGTATTCTCTAATACTATCTCGTCTATTAATTCTTACATCTTAAATAATCAGTTATCATTTAATGAGTTTATTATTATAATTACCGGTGATATCTTTCATAACAAAAATAATATAGCAAATTATGGTCTACTATTATTCAAAAACTTTATTCAAAAATTAGCTTCAATTAGCAGAATTATTATATTTGCCGGTAATCATGACCTTTCACAATCGGATATATCCCAGCCATCATTAGTATTTTCTTCATCATTTGATATACCTAATTTAACTATATTAAATGAATCTCAATCTTTTATAATTGATGATATTGGGTTTTCATATGTTAGCATAGAAAGCACATTGGATTCTTATAAAAATTCAGGTAGGATTCAAAATTTACCACAATTCCCTAAAATTAATGGTGAAGTTAAATATAAAATAGCCTTATTTCATGGATCATTTGCTTTTGCTAAACTATATAATGGTGATGAAATGCGAGAAGAATATAACCCTTACCCATTAGAATGGGTTAAAGATTTTGACTATGTATTATTAGGAGATATCCATAAAAGACAAGTATTTAATTATAAAAAAAATACTATATGTGGTTATTCAGGTAGTTTAATACAGCAAAACTTTGGCGAAGATATTATAGAACATGGTTATTTGATTTGGGACCTATTTAATAAAAATATTAAAGAAATCAACGTTTATAATAATATTGGTTATATTAATATAAAACAAGACGATAATGAAGCTATATTAATTCGCAAAAATGGCAAATATAACAACACTTTGGAAAATGAATTAAAAAATAATGCCGATTATTTTCCTAAAAATTTGGAAATAAAGGTATTCTCTAAAATAAACTTTCATAACCTTAACACTCTATTGAAATTATATAATATTCAATTTACTATTATTTCAAGGACTGATGAAAAATATTTTAACTTACTACATACATCAAAGCCATTTGATATCTCTAAGGATTTATATAATAAACAAAATTTAGATAATATTATTGATATCAATAGTATATTAGAATACTTTGAAAAAATATTGACACCAGAAGAATATCTTATGTTTCGCGATATACTTATTAATAAAGAATTATTATTATTTGATGTTAATAAATATCCAGATGAACTTTTAAAAGAATGTAATACCAGAAATAAAGAACTAACAAATATTATTAACTCGTGTATCAAAAATAATGATGTTAATGAAAATAAAAACCCTTTCACTATAAGATACTTAGAATGGGAAGGATTATTATGTTATGAAAATAAAAACTGGTTGAATATTCATGATTTAGACAATAAATCATTATTAATTAAAGGAAAAAATGGTACAGGCAAATCCGCTATTTATGATATACTATTATTATCTATCTGGAATATTAATACTAAACATAATAGTTTCCCATCGGGTATCATAAATTATAATAAAAACACAGGGTATACTATAATTGACATTGAATTAAATGGTAAATTATATAGAATTAAAAGAAGTTTTGTTAAGAAATATGATAATAATAAAATTAATAAATCCCAATCTTGGTTATATGAATTTATTAACGATACCGAATTAAAACTTTTAGCAAAAGATAGCAAATGTAATGAAGAAATTAAAAAAATATTTGGCAATATTGAAACCTTCTTATCATCATCCATGATTACTCAAAATGTTGATTACGATATATTAAAAATGGATGCTAAAGATACATTAAAATTAATTGATAGATCTTTTAATGTTGAGTATATCTATAATTTATACGACCTATTTAAAACAGCCATTAATAAATACAAAGACTTTAGAAAAATCATTAATAGTAAAAAAGAAGTATATGAATCACTTGTTTCTAATTCTAAAAATGATTTTATTGATAGCGAAATAATCAATAAAAATATTCAAGAATTGGATATTAAAAATAGAGAATTAAAAGAGCTGGAAGCTTTATTTGACGAGATTAATATTGATATTAAAGATCCGGAAAATTTAATTATTTTAAATACCGATTATGAACCATTGATTTCTAATATAAATAAAAAAGATTTAATATCAAGCTCTGATTATATTAAATATAAAGAAAGATACAATCAACTAAAATTTATATTAAATGATATTATTAAAGATGATAAAGAATTGCTTAAATTAAAAGAATGTTACACAGACGATATTAATAACAAATTAAAGTTATGCTCTATTAAAACAAAACCTTGCGAAATCTCATATATTGATAATGAGAAAGCTTTATTATCACCTTATTTAAATAAACTATCCAAAGATGATATTAATAATATGCTGCTAAAATCTATAGATAATACAAAAATATTGGAATATGAGAAAACTTTATCCTTATTAAAAGAAAAACTTATTAATATTGAAAATATTGAGAAAGAGCTGGTAATAATTAAACCACCTAATGCTAATAATCCCTTAATTAATAAGGATGATTTAATAAAAAAAATACTTCAGGTATTTATTAATATTGAAAATTTTAAAAAATATAATAATAATATCAAAGCAATTAACTATAATGATACAAATCATAATAAAACATATGAGACTACTAATATTAAATATAGTGATTATGAAACACTATTAGTTGAAAAACAAAGTTTAGAAACAATTTTAAATACAGATATAGAAAATCTTAGATTACTTGAAATAGAATTTGATAATGTTTTTAAGAAACAACAATCTAAAAATATAATAAATAAACCTTTAAAGGAACCTATATTAATTCATAATAATGCTAATACTCTAATGAATATTGTTAAGGAAATTGAGAGCATTGATATTGAAAATATATTAATACAATTAAGAGAAGATGAAGAACAAATCATATATTACAATAATATATCAGATAATATTGATAAACTATCTAATGATTTAAATATTAAAAATAGTGAATTAATATTATTAACTACAAGCGATGAATATAAATATAATCCAAAATGTAAAATATGTTGCTCTAGACCTTGGATATCTAAAATAAAGGATATAGAAATTACTATTGATAAATTAAACCATAATATATCACATCAAAAAAGTTTAATTAATTGTGAACATCGCAACACATTAATTTATAGAATTGATAATAATAAAAATACAAAAATTAATTACGATTTATTATTAGAATGGCGAAAATATTTGAAATCTAAGAAGGCGCACAATAAGATAACAAAAGAGTTAAATAAAATCATTATTGATAAAACAGAATTAAATAAAAAAGTATCTATGTGCTATGAAAAAATTAATGAAATAAATAACACTATTCGCCGCTTTAATGATGTTTCTAATAAACTATATAATGAATTAATATCTATAGAACAATTTGAAAACTTTGTAAATTGGAAAGATAAATATGATGCTATTATTATAGAAAAAAATAATACCATAACAAGTATTAAATTAAATGAAGAAGAATTATATTATAATAAAAATATTATCCCGAGAATATATAAATATTTAGAGCTGGTTGATATATATAACAAATGGAGCAATTATGATAAATACATGAAAATACTTAATGCTAATGAACTTTTGAATTTAAAGTATATATTAGATATATATGATAAGTGGTATGAATATAATACATATAATAATAAAAAACCATTGATAAAAAAAAAATTAAAATTAGAAGAGTCTATTAAACACATAAAAAAACAGATTAAGACGCTTAATGATATTATTATTAAACATTCAACTATGAACAATTATAATAATGATAATAAAAATAATTACGATAAGTTAGTATATACTATTAATGATATTGATAAGGTTATTAATATATTAGAAAAAATTATACACAATTTTCAGTCGTTTAGAATTGAATTGTATGATAAATATATTCTAAATAAATTGACAACAAAAACTAATAAAATTATTAAATCATTATGTCACTCAGAAACCAAACCTTTTAAATTAGATTATATTATAACTATTGTTAAAGATATTATCCATATTAATTGGTTAATTAATAACGAGGGTGGTGCGGTTACACAAAAATGCGATATTAAGCAAATCATTTCGGTTTCTCAAGCGTCGGGATTTCAACATTTTGCGATATCATTAGCATTGCGTATGAGCTTATTTATGAGTAAATACCAAATACAATCTAATCAATTATTTATAGACGAAGGGTTCATTAATTTTGACGATAATAATCTATCTATAGTCCCTTCATTTCTCAAATCATTACTATCTTATTTCTCTAATATTATTATAGTTTCCCATATTAATTTAATTCAAGGTAATGTGGACGAAGATGTTGAAATTAATTTTGATAAAGTGTCTTCAGTATCAAATATTACATATAACTCTTTTAAAAAAATAAAAACGAATGATAAGCGTAGGGTTTCGTCATGTGTTTGATGTGTTTATGTAACTTAATTATTTTATTACTATCTATTAATACTTTCTTATAATATATAAGTAATTACTATTTATTATTTAATTATAAATGATTATCGTACCTATAGGGATTGATTGTGGCGTAGCTGATATATTAAAAAAATATAAAATTCGCAAGTTTGCCTTGCCATTTGATTGGGTCGTAACTTATAATGGTATTAAAAATATTATTGAAAATGATTTTGCTGATTTTTTGCCTCGCAATATTGTATATAGGGAAAATAATGATATAGTAGTCTTTAATAAATATGATGTTAAGTTTATTCATGATAAATTCAATGAAAGTGATATTGAAAAATACAATAGGCGTATTGTGAGATTTAAAGATTTGCTTAATAATAAAGAAATGATAATTTTTCTTAAAAAAGGGCATTCATATCATCATCATGGTGAATATAATTTTATTGACGATATTCGGGATGTATCTAATTTACATGATTTCCTTAAACTTAAATATCCTTTATTGAAATTTAAAATAATTCTCGTTCTTTTATGTTATCATTGTTATAAGGATACTTGCCTTAATAATATTAGCCCCGATATTATTATTATCAATAAACCAACATTACAAATTCGCGAAAATTTACTTGAAAATAAATTAATATCATCCCAACATTTTGATATAATTTTTACAAACACTATTATACCTTTACTTAAAAATATACAGCCTTCATAATCCTATTATTTTTTATTTTTTTTATCATAAGATAATATAAATAATCTTACCAAATTACTACTTGATAATTTATCATTATTAATTATATGACGATCAGCATCAGCAACAGCAACAGGATCAGCAACAGGATCAGCAACAGGAGCAGCGACAGGATCAGCAACAGGAGAACGAGAACGAGAAATAATGGTGTCTATATTTAATAAATATTCAAAGTTTATTAATATATC